GGTCAAAAGAATTGCCACAAGAGTGTAGACTACCAGAAGCCAGAAAGAAACAGCCCTAGATTGTATGACTTTTCATCATACAGCCTCTGGGCTGTTTTTGCACTACGTCATGTTTTGGGTCGCTTACTACTTAACAATTGAATCACTTTTATTTGCACATAATACAATGCCAATCGGCAAATTATCACCCTCATTCATTAATTCTCTGGTATAATAGTTAACATACATCTGCATCTGTCCTAAGTCCTGATGTGTTAAGTCTCCTATTTTCAAATCAATTAGCACAAAACATTTCAAAATATAATTATAGAACACAAGGTCAATATAAAAATTACGTCCGTCAAAGGATATCTTCTTTTGACGTGCAACAAACGAAAATCCTCTTCCTAGTCTAATAGAAACTTCTGCAAATGATCAATGATCGCCTGTTCCAAATCTTTTTCATAAAGATGTGGATTTGGCTCTAAATCCAGAAATTCTAATACATATGGATCTTTTACGATTTTTTCGTACTCTGGTTTTGGTTCCAAATGATTTATTTCATCAGCTACACTCTCTTTATCTTGACTCGCCAAAATTCTGTCATAATATAACGAATTGATCTGACGTTCTAACTGTCGAACACTCCAGCCAGACTTATCAGATTCTTCATAGTAAAAATCTCTTCGTTCCTTATTATTTATCCTCATTAGCAACGTATAATGTGACCAACTTGATTTGGCAGACAGTGTCTGCCGATTTGGAAAGCATAAATAAAATTGTCTCATATTTCTTAAATTACGCACAGAAAATCCACGTCCGAATTCTTTTGTTAGTTCATTTGATAAGTAACTTAATAAATTCTTACCGTATTCCGCCCTATCATTCTCACCACAAGCGATACTATAACGAATTCAGTATAGTGTTGTTTATTCCGAAGATTTTACTATACCGAAATTTCCCCATCCATCTTGTTATTAAAACCTTTCTACTTGCCTAAATCCGCTAGTTTTCATAAATTTCATATTATATAAAAATGTTTCAACAAAATCAGATGCATCTATCCTTTCAAAGTTTATATTCATAAATTTCTCTTTATCAAAAATAACTGATAAAATTGTACAATCTTCTTGGTGTCCATTCGTTGTATTAATATTATTATCAACTGCATGCACAATTACTTTATTAACTGGCAACACTGCGAAAATCTCTCTTGCCAATCTAATAGCACAACTGCATACATAGTCTTGTGTGATATCATAATATTGTGTTTTACTCATATCTTTTTTAGATAGCTTTTCAGTTTTAGTCAAACTCATCGATATTGCAGGTACTACGGTATCTGATTTTACCTTAAATTCAATCTCCATAGTCTTTGGATTATCCGTACCAAATTCGAAATCACTACCATACTCAACTAAATATTCAAATGGAAACTTTTCTTCACTTTTACATTCAATCTCCGTCCCTCCATGAACCTTACACAATAAATTAGTTCGATTTTTCGAAAACAATTAACAAAGATTATCAAAGAAAAGCAACCAGCGTTTATCACTGATTGCCCATTATTCTTTATTTTTGTTCTTTCATTTTTACTAAATCAAATACATTCACACCCTTCGGCGCACAACAACCTATCCATTCATCACTTTACAAACAATACTAATCAGCGAACAACCTTTAGGGTGTGCGAAAGGGTATTATCCCTTCACACCGTTTCATCTTGTCCGCAGAATAAGTACATTTTATTTTGCTAAAAACACAGGTTCATATTTTGCAAACAATGCCCGAAATCCGCTTAAACTGGGGCTTTACGCGACAGCAGACAGACCGTCTCCACGTGGCTCGAGAGGACAGGATTGATGTCATTGGAACTATCCGTTTGAGGAAACATATCCACCGGTTTTTAGAGGATTTTTTGATAATGACAGTTTGAGGAAACATATCAATGTATAACTATGTATCACCTATGTAAATCCTGTTCTCCAAATTAATGATTAAGATAATAATCTATAAAAGCATATTGTACCTGACAATATTTAATAAATGAAATAAAAATCATTAGAACCTCTATTCTTTCCATTTTAGTATCAGATGGATGTGCTAAACCGTTCCTGGTTATTCTTGTAAAATTCGCATATACTTGCGTTGCTACATTATCTACTGAAGGTAACATATCCTTAAAAATTTGATCTGTTATACGGTTTTTTATCTTCTCAAAATACTTTACATAAAGATTATACTTAGCAGAAGCGGTTCTGGCATTGGCTAATTCTCCTACCATTTGCGTATGTTCTGTTATAAAATTTCTTGATAGAAAACTTTGAAGATTATCTATCTTCTCATCAATAATTTTTTCGCTTGACAGTCCCAACATAATTATTGCTGCCTCCATGCAATTTGCATTATAACTTTGCAACGCTTCTTCAATGTAAAACTTTACCCATTCCGATATGCTTGGAATATTTTTAATTTTGGCAAAATATCCATCAATATCGTATGGCAAAATCTCGCTTTCTTCTAAGCACTTCAACCCATACTCTGTAACATGAAAACTGGGCAAATCAGGTCCATAATTTCCCACCGCCCCTGGTGCAATTATGCCTTGATTAAGAAGTAGATGAAATTGCTCATATATATTTTGAATGTCACTTCTACTAAAATTCGTTGTACTATGTGGGTGGAGCAGCATACCACTCCCGCCCCAAGCAGCACCTGTCATAGGAACCTCTTCCGTTATTAATCCTCTCTTTATTGTAAGTCCTTCCATTAAGCGATATAAATCTGACCGTGTTCCTTGATAACCATATAATTTAAATGTCTTTCCCTCAGAGTCAATATCTGTGCCTTCATATGCCAATGTTTCTAGCATTAAATTTCTAATTTCCATTGAAGATAAATCCCTGTGATGTATATCCATAAAACCCTCCTCCAATTTATCAAACCATTTTCTTCATCTTGTAATTTTCTATTTCTTCCTGTTCTCTCTTTATTAACTTTTCAAAAATATCTCCTATTATATCATCGGGTATATCATTTTCATCTATAAAAGCTTTATGACGAAGTTCCCAGTATTTTTCTCGTATCTGTCTCAATTCATTATCTTTGATTCTACTTATCTCTTCATAATTTAAGATTTCTTTAAATTGATCTCCTTCTGTTAAATAATTCATCTTACCACCTCTCGTTCAAAATCAATTTCACTAATTGGAATATGTTCTCTGCAACATAGTGTCTTAACATACCCCTTTTCAGTATCCTCTGCTCCTTTATGTAAATAAATTGACTCAATTATTTTACTCGCGATTCCGTTTTCCAGTTGTAAGTAAAAATTTTCTTTATCACCTATTTTTACAATGCGATCCGCTATTTCTCTATATGGCTCATTGAATTCATCCTTCCACTTTGATAAAAATGACATGCATATATCCACTATTTCATTTATGTCAGTTCTGTCAAATATTAGACCATAAATATTACTTGCCATAATAATATTCATTTTATCTGGACACATTATCCTCAACTTTATTCTTACTTCATGCTCATATTGAAAACTATTATGTTTTAAAAATGCTCCTCTATTTAAAAACATAGATATAATTGTATTAGGATTCATTTGCTGTCCTGCTAAAGCTGATATAAAGTCTTCTATACTCTCTCTATAATCCATCGGAAAAACATCTGCACATAAAAAACCTGTTCCATTAGGAACAAACCTACCATCTGATAATAATGATATTTTATTGAAAAAATATGGTTTAAACTTAACAATGATATTTCTTTTATATTTTTTATGATACTCTTCAATCATTTTAGGTTCACGATATGTGTTTGCCACACAATAACAGTATGCATCTTGTTGCAAAACACCCATACATGCTGCCATACTAGAAAATACTGCATTACGGTATTGGGTACTATCCAAATCTAATCCAAGTTTTGCATAACTTCGATTTATGCTATTACTAAGTTGCTCATAAACTATCTTTAAATTATTATCATTCATCCACCAATTTTCAAAATATACTTCAAACTTGTCACTACTTCTCCAATCTTTAGGGTTTGTAAAGTAAATTTGATTTTTCTCAAATATATTTTCAAATTCCTTAATTCCTACATATCTGTACAAATTTTCATAAGAGAATTTGTCGTCAGAATAAACATTAAAAATGTTTCGAAAAAAATCATTTACATCAACCATTACCATAAGCTCCAATGTAGTTTTTATTTTACTATTTCTGCACTAATCTTACCCTCAAAAACCGTGACCTTCTCTATCAGCTTCCTTACCAACTGATCATAGAACTCCTCTAGCACACAATTATTTCCCTTAATTTTACAAATCTTGCACTACTCAACATATTTCTTTAATTCATTAAAATTAGAAATGTTATCTAAATCCAAATTCTCTAACGTTTCCGTACTATATTCTGTTTTTAGGTAAGCACTCGAACTCTTTCCTTTTTCACTATAAAATACAAATTTTACAGTTAAATTATAATCATCTTTCATTCTATAAAGAATTGAAAACTGTTCCAGCCATGCATTTTCTTCCTCTGGTTCATCAATTAGGTATTTTACTGTAAACGCATCCGCTGCAACATTTTCTACTTTATCAACACCTAATTCATTTACAGCCAATTCATATAATTCATCTTCAATCCATACTGGCTCATCTGATTCACTATCTGTTTCCGTTTCAGGGGTAACAGTAGCATCTGCCGAAGGAGTAATAACAGTATCTGTTTCTTTCTGTAAGTCGCTCGTTTCTTCCTGTTCATCCCCAACAGTATCACTTACATTTTCTGTTGGATTTGTTGTGCTACTGGCTACACTTTGATTGTTATCTGCTGACTTTCCACATCCAGCCATCAATAATATCACTGCAAATAATACTACTAATTTTTTTATAATATTTTTTTTCAATTTCACTTACCCCCTCTTTCCAACTAACCTTTCATCGAGCATTTCTGTATTCTTGAAATCCATTCCTGAAGGTGCTTTCTTTCTTTTAATCCAAGCTCTTGAAATGATTTCTTTCAAGTGATACAGCCTCATTCTTACTTTTGTTTACTAAAAACTTCATCACACCTTTCAAAACAGATACTTCAGGTAGCATATCCAACAAATCAACTTTAATTTTTCCATGTGCCTATAGTCTTATATGGTACCGGCTTAACATTTGGATTGTCTAGCAAAGTAATTTTATTATGAACCGTTGTTTCTGAATCAGTACCCCAACAGCATTTTTTATACTTTTTACCGCTTCCACAAGGGCAAGGTTTGTTTCTTTCAGCTTTTGCGAATTCCGGTTTAATTTTTTTTTCAATGTCTAAATCCCATCTTTCATATGGAGTATTTAGTCCCATAAATAAAGTATCTAAAGCTTCGTAATTATACTCCATCCCCTCTGGAAACAAAACAGTATATTTATCAAAAGGATTCTTTACGATCGACATTGCAATAAACTCCATGTCCCCAACTATTCTGCTACACATTTCACCCATATAGAGTTCGCCAACTTCATGCTCACAACGATTTCGAATTGTATTCACTCTTCCACAAATAGAACATGTCTCTTTTTTTATGATAGACTCCCGGCTCATGAAATACTCATACGGAAACAACTTTTGATATTTTCTTGAATACTCTTCTGTAAATTCTAAATTATACATATCATCACTATAATCAAAGTGCTTCCTTAAAAAACTCAGTTCAATATCAATCATATCATATGAATGCCACGCATCAAAATGCTGCCCACTCTTAATGCTATTAAAGGCACTGATAAATAATCGCTGTACTTCACTTATAGTTTCCAAACACCAAATCTCATTTGCATTATCTTCTTGATTCAACTCAACTGATTTAGCTTTTAGTTCTCTTAGTTGAGATTTAATATTAATATCAAAAATTAACTTATTACTTTTTTTGAGGTATTGCTTTATTTGCTCTATTTCCATAGTAACACCTACTCATCAAATATATTTTCTTTTATACTTTTCATAGCTCTTTCGAAGTTCTCAATATCACCCTCAAAATTTATCGTTTTGGTTTTACCTTTTTTCTCCACACTTATTTTAATACATGCATTCATTTTCTTTTTTCGTTGCTTAACCAAATCGCATAAATATGTTGCTATCATCCCTGTTACAACAGGAAATAATATCCACTGAATTAATACTTCAGAAATGCTAACAACATCAGCATGAAGTTCAAGTTCCTTGTATTCCTTATCCGAAGCTCCAATATCAACTGACAAATCATGATTTACTGCTTGTTTCTTTAAAAATGAATAAAACTGGTAAGTTTGTTCCGGAAAACAATTTTTAAACCCTTTAAAATCCTCATGAGGGAGTAATAAAATATCTGCACTTTTTATATTCTCTAATAAGTCTGGTGATAAATTTTCTTTTTGATAAACATCCTCAAACGATACTCTCGCATTATAAATCCGTACTTTTGATTTTTCATCGCTTTGATGTAACATATTCTGATCCCCCTTAATGGATTTGTTGGTTTTATTCAAATATCTCAATAATTTCGTTTGCTCACTCTTCTGTATCTCTAATAGAAGGAACATATTGGATATTACTCTCCACTCTCGCTTTCCCAGATTCAATAATGGTATGTTCCAGGCGCTCTACTTCGCTTCTTGTTAGTTCAAGCTTGCTGTTGAATTTAGTTTTATAATTTTTAAGGTAACAAACAAATTTACTTTTATTATCTTGAGCTTGTATGATAAATATAGAGTCGCACACAGATAGTAGTGGAAATTCATCGCTTTCAATTTGGTCCTCATTTTCTACTATATATTGCACACTGGTAAAGCCTCGTTGGGGCTTTTCTTCAGTGTCAGGGATCAGCCAATCACGTCCATTCTTTTTTGCAAGTCTTAATTTCCCACGCCTAATCCATTGTCTAACTGTAACAGGCTCGATACCAAGCATTGTGGCATATTGCTCAACAGTAAGATAATCACATTCAACAGTAATCAAAGTATGCTCAATAGATGATGTCATACCACTGATTTCTCCATTTTCAACTTCAATCTCATCCGCCTGACATAGATTCAATTCCATGCTATTTCCTAAAAATTGATATTCATAGAACCACCAAAAATCTGTCAAAATCGGAAGTTTGCATTTCTTTACCGCTGTAATAAATTTTTTGCATAGTTTTATTCTGTTTTTTACAACTTCATTTGAATATCTAGGCTCTTCATTCATTTTTTCGTGTTCAATAAATAACTCCAATGATTTTAAAACATCTTCACGTGTAAACAAATAGTTTTCACGAAATAATTCCTCTTTTTCATCCATACAAAATCCTCCATACAAAAGAATAGTTTGACATTATTGTAACGCAACGTTACAGCAATGTCAAACTATTCCATATAAGTTATTTTTCCTGAAAGTTATTTTTCCAAAGTATCGTGTTTCGGATTATTTTACTTTAAAAAACTATGTTTATACATGCCATCCTTGAAGTTGATTACCAACCTACTGTCCTGATTTACTTGACCTATTTACCAACCCATCTAATAGGAACTGTTTTATCTTACCAGCAGTTTCTCATATATCTACATCTCTATATTAATCTCCAAGCTTGACTTTAATTCAATCGTCAACTTATCCTCAAATACCGTAATTTTCTCAATCAATTTTCTGACCAGCTGTTCATCATACTCTTCAAGTCTATATTCCTGACTGCTCAAAAATTCTTCCATTTCTGTGATGCGTTGCCTTTTGCCCTGGCGCTCCGCATTCGCCGACTGGACATTCTGCTTCATCTCACGCAGACGGTGGATTTCATCCGCCACCGCATTGTAGTCGGCTTTCGATATCGCCAGATGTAGGATCTCCTGCTGCAACTCTTCCAGCTTCCCGTCAATATAAGTTGTATTCTTATCGTATTCCTCGCCGATAACAGTGGCAATGTTCTCCTGTAGGATGGACAGGAACTCCTCCCTGCTGCCAAGAACTTGATTGATTGCCTTGATCACTGCTTTTTGTAATGTTTCCTCGTGTACTGTCGGAGAGGAACATTCCGAGCCCTTCTCTTCAAGTCGGCTTACGCATCGCCAGACGATAGACTTGCATCCCCGGTTATTCCAATGAATCCTACGGTATATTTCTCCGCACCCACAGTAAACAATTCCCGACAAAGCATATTTCCCACTATAAATGCGTTTTTTACCATCTTTGCCGGAATGAAGGTTTGTCCTTCGAACCATCTCCTCTTGCACCTGCATGAATATTTCACGCGGGATGATGGGTTCATGGTTGTTTTCCACATAGTATTGCGGAACGATACCGTTGTTGGCTACGCGCTTCTTGGTGAGAAAATCCACCGTGTAGGTCTTCTGGAGCAAGGCATCACCGATATACTTTTCATTCTGCAATATACTTTTTAAGGTTTCTTGCCGCCACTTGCGTTTATTTGCTGCAGTCAATATCGAGTCTGCCTCCAATCCCCTTGCAATCTGCAACAGACTTGCTCCCTCTAAGTACCCTATGTAGATTCGCTTGACCACCTCCGCTTCCACCGGATCGATAACCAACCGTTTATTTTCATCCTTAGTATACCCTAGGAAGCGATTGTGGTTGATCTGGATTTCACCCTGTTGGTATCGATACTGTATGCCAAGCTTTACATTCTGGCTTAGCGACTGACTTTCCTGCTGTGCTAGTGATGCCATGATGGTCAGCATGACCTCACCCTTAGAATCCATACTATTGATGTTCTCCTTCTCGAAAAGCACTGGTATGTTCTTGTCCTTCAACTGCCTTATATACTTTAGGCAGTCAAGCGTGTTCCTGGCAAATCGGCTAATGGACTTGGTGATGACCATATCTATCTTGCCCTCCAAACAGTCCATAATCATACGGTTGAATTCCTCGCGCTTCTTGGTATTGGTTCCTGTAATACCGTCATCCGCATAGATACCAGCAAGCTCCCAATCCTGATTCCCGTTAATAAAGCTCGTATAATGTTCTATCTGAACCTCATAGCTGCTCGCCTGCTCATCACTGTCCGTGGAAACGCGGCAGTAGGCTGCCACTTTCAATTTTGGCTTTTCTTCCGTCTGTACATTGTTTCCTACACGGATTCGTGCCGGTATTACTGTAATGCTTTTACTCTGCATCCTTTGCCTCCTCACATTCAATCAGACCATAGGCATATTCCGCCTGCACAAATGGATCTTCGTAAATTTGTTTAGGTATAGGCATTCTGAAACTTACGTTGGGAGGTATAACTTTCTTATCCTCGGGTTCCCTTATTCTCCCCCACAGCTTGGCACGTCTAAGTCTTTCAACTTCTACCTTTTGAAAAGTATCCTCATCAATCAGTGGAGGAAATAATCCGTCTCCAACATACCGTCTATTTCTCAACATCTTTCCTATGGAGGAATGGGGCTTTGAGATACCCGTAGCTTTCGCTACCTCCGTCAAAGAAAATCCTGTGAGATAACAACTGAACATTTCCTTCACCTGCTCGGCCTCTCTCTCAACGATTATTGCATTTCCATTATTAATGGTATAACCATATGGCGCATAATTCATTTATCTCACCAGCACTTCCTTTAATGTAATATTGCATTTCATAAGGAATCCTATTTCTTCCTGGGAATAAACAATAATTTTCTCAACATAGCGCTCAAAGAGCGTATCATTAAAATTTTTGATAAAATCTGCTTTTGATACGCATTTTAAAAGCTGCTCCACTTCCGTGAGAGCTGTCATCCCGCCGTTCAGCGAGCGTGATAATGCTTTTTTCTGTTCCACTAACAGGGCAACTTCTTTTTTCAACTCATTGCTATGGGAAACAAACAATGGCTGTTCAATATAGCCTTTGGTCATGAGATTCGTCAGCACTCGGCTCTGCTCCGTATTCTCCTCCATCTTTGTCTCCAGTTCCTGTACCTGTAGCAGGTTCTCTGAATAGTCTGTTTCCTTTAAGCTCTGAATCAGAGGTTTCAGAATATACTTATGGCCGTATATCAGCTTGTTCATCATCGTGACAAATGCCCGGTGGATATCGTCTTCCCTTATAAAACGCATGGAACACTTTGAAATATCCTCGATATGTTTTGAACAGCACCATGCGGCATATTCTTTGCTGCTGCCGCTATAATGTATCCTGCGTTTAAAGGAATTACCACATTTGAAGCATTTTATCTTTCCCGACAGCGAATAACGTTTCTGATATTTCACGCTTCCTTTCTCAATGTTTTTCTCTTCTCTTCGCAGACTTAGCAACTCACTTACCGTCTGGAATAAATCCCGGCTTATGATTGCTTCGTGGTGATTCCTGTGCAGGTATTGATCCTTTTCCCCGTGGTTATTGTGACGATTGAAATGCTCATCGGTATAGGTTTTTTGAAAAAGCGCATCACCGATATACTTTTCATTTATCAAGATGTTGTTAACCGTACTTTCTATCCATTTAGCTCCTTTTATTGGTGGTATACCGTCTGCATTCAGATCTTTGGCTATTTTCGATGTTCCCATACCCTCTAACACCTTAGAAAATATATGTTTCACTATGGCTTCCTGCTCCTCATTTACCACCATACAGCCATCTTTGTTATCATAGCCATACGGCGGACAAGACATCTTAAAAGTTCCATTCTTGAACCGCTTTTGGATGGACCATTTATTATTCTGCGATATCGATACGGATTCATTTTCTGCAAGACTGCTTAAGATCGTCAGCATCAATTCACTGTCCATGGATTGGGTATTGATATTCTCCTTCTCAAAATAGATGAAGACACCCAAATCCTTTAGCTTACGAATCAGTTCCAGGCAGTCCATAGTGTTTCTTGCAAAACGGCTGATGGACTTGGTAATAATAAAATCAATCCTCCCGTTTTCACAGTCCTTCATCAGCTTTATCAGTTCAATACGCTTATCCTTCTTCGTACCCGTGACTCCCTCATCATAATAAATCCCTGCAAATTCCCATTCTGGCTTCGCTTTTATGTAAGTTTCGTAGTGGACTTTCTGTGCCTGCAGGCTGACTAATTGCTCATCCGAATCCGTGGAAACGCGACAGTAAGCAGCTACCCTAAGCCTTGGCTTCACGGCAAGAAAATCGGCTGTTATTTTTGTTACCTTTCTCACCCTTTTCATCTCCCTTCGGTATGTGACATATTACCTCTAAGTGCCCTATTTATCAAGTAATTCAGGGCATCAGCGGAGCAGATGAAGGTAAGAAAGATAGCCTATTAAGACGGTCTGTTTTGTGGAATTCTTCCTGCGTGATAAGACCTTGATTCAGCATTTTTTGAAGAATTTTTATGGATCGGAAATAATTATATTCCCTCTGAAGTTCTTCCTCTGTAAGCGGCTTTCTTTTTGTAATAGGCTTTGTCATTGGCTTATCAGTGATTTTCGTGACCTGCATATGAGTTAACCTCCATTTCATGTCTTCACTGGATAGCCACGGGAGGAAATAAATGTGAGGCTTTAACCGGATTTTTTTACTAAAACCCACAACTATATATGTATTAGAAATTAAAAGTCGAATTTAAAAATATATGGTAAAATTATGCAGATTGGTTTATAATATTTTGCAAAGAAGTTCATATATAATAATGAACCAAAGTACGCATTCAAATGGCAACTAGGATTATATGGTATGTTCTTACTACCAATATTATTGAGGAGGTTTCAAAATGAATAATAATGAGAATGATATTTATGAAGATTTATCTTGTCAAAGAGTTGAAAATAGCTCATTCTTAACAGATAGGATAAATGGAAAAGAACCAAGGTATCAAGATGATCGAACTGAGTATCAGCATGACCATGACAGAATAATCCACTCTCGTGCCTTCCGCCGTTTAATGCATAAAACTCAAATATTTAATGCAAATAAAGGAGATCATTATAGAAATCGATTAACTCATACTCTTGAAGTAATGCAAATTGGAAGATCTATCGGACGTTTGTTAAACTTAAATGAAGATTTGATTGAAGCTATAGCTTTAGGACACGATTTAGGTCATACACCATTTGGTCATATTGGCGAACGAACACTTAACGAAATTATGAACAGCGGAATTTCCGTTGATGTACCTGCCACTAGACAGGGCTTTAAACATAATTATCAATCCGTGAGAGTAGTCGATAGCATCGAATCCCGAAGCGACGATTATAGCGGCATAAATTTGACGTTGGCAGTTAGGGAAGGAATTTTAAAACACACCAAATTAACTATGCGTGGAGAAAAAATTGTATATACACCTATTGACTTAAATGTAGAAAATTTAAGGATAGATCTCGCACATTCTATAACGTTAGAAGGGCAGGTTGTATCAATTGCTGATGAAATTGCACAATTAACACATGATATTGAGGATGGTGTGCGAGGTAATATTATCCCCTTTGACAAATTTTTAAAATGCGATTTGGTAGTATCTTATTTGAATGCCATTGCTATCACTATGCCCACAGCTCCTACATACAATCAAAGGAACCAGATAATTAAAGGACTTGTAGGTTTTCTTATAAATAATGTTAAAAATACATCATTGAAAAACATAAAAAAATATCATAAAAATGAAGGTATTCCCACATTTATAGATAATTCCTATGTTTATCAAGAGAAATGTATTAGTTTCTCAGTGGATGATGGTATATTAGCGCAGACTAAAGAATTAGGGGACAATAGAGACAAATGGATAATTTTATCCAAGGAGATTAGCCAAGCTGACTCGAAATCCGAATACTTTATCAAACAGATTTTCAAAGCATATTTTAGGCATCCAAAAGAACTACCAGATTATATATTATCAAGATACTATAACTTAAGAGATAGCGATAATTTTGATAGAAGCATGCTTGATGAGGATATGATGAAAAGAGATCCGAGGTTTATTCGAGTCATTTGTGATCATATTGCTGGAATGTCCGATCAATTTGCAGCACGTGAATATGTTAATCTGTATCAACCTGAATATTTTTGAGCCATAGGATAATCAATTTTTAAAACCAAAAATACGATTTATCTTACAATAAGGTAATAAAGCACTTCCAATTATGTACAGTCAACATATCCAATTTTCTTCACCAATACTTAAAAAACAGCCTAACAATAATGATATGAACTTTATATCATTGCTGTTAGGCTTTATACATAGCTAATCAGTCATATCTGATATATCCGTCAAAACCAGCTGACTTCAATTTCTTTTTCATCGTTTCCGCACTGCTCTTTGTAGAAAATGTGCCGACCTGAACATGGAAATATTTCTTCCCGCCCTCTCCCGTTGCATTCTTCTTCTCTTCTTCTGCCTTAAGTCCTGCTCTGACCGAAGTTCGGAAGGAATCCATGCTCTCACCATACCGTGGGAACCAGTGCATTACATCCGCATGGTTACTTGCAATACCCAGTTTATGCCCCTCGCTGTGACAGATAATATTTTCCTCAGTCAGACCATATGCCTTGCAGAGATACACGCAAAGTTCCACCGCCTCGTTAAAAACCTTACGGAAGTAGGTGGCGTTGGTTAGTGCATCCTCGCATATCTCAAAACCGATATGTGTATTATTGCCGGAGCCTTTCATTCCTCTTCCGCAGTGCCAGCCACGGTAGTTCCATGGCAGTGTCTGGTAAGTTGCAATGGAACCATCCGACAGCCTGCCGATAAAGGCGTGAACGCAGACCTTACGGCCTCCGGGTTTATTCTGGTTCCAGTGGTTGCCGGAGAGGTTTGCGCCTAACTTTCCGTCATCAGGACCCACATAACGGTAGAGGAACGGGTTATTAGCACCTGTAGAATGTACCATGATACCCTTTAGTGCAATAATCCTACCTGCTTTAAAGCAGGCATTATTCGTAAGTATCAGTTTATACAGTTTCATTATGATCACCTCACAGACCTATGGGCTTTACACTTAAAGTGAACTAGGATACAGATGATAGGTAAACTTCAAATCGCAGTATGCCGTTGCCGACGTGCCATTGCTTCCTAATCGGACATACATCCCATATCCGGCAGGTACTCGACTCTGCCTCATTTCAATATGAATGTGCTGGGATTCGGTAGTGCTGTCGGCCCCAACAGGCGTACTACGTGAGATTCTGGTGAAAGTTTCTTCGTCGTTGGAGATATATAAGTCCAGTTCTTTCTCACTCGTATCCGATTGGCGGCAAAGGGTAAGCAGATGGCAGTCATAATTTGCTGGATAAAGCAGTCCACCCTGTCCGCCTATGACCACGCTTCCGATGGGCAGCACCGTGTGCAGAGGTCCCCGGACGCTATTGATACCTCCTGTGCCGGCAGCATTACCCGACATGACATATCTCACGTAGCTTATTCTGGTGAATCCATTGATAGTCGCCGTTGCAGTAGAGGTGAAAGTCAATGCGGTTGTCACATTTTCCGCCTTTTCCAATAGGAATAAGCTCTCTCCCGAAGCAATGGTATCATCGCCAATGGAGAATCTTTGGCTAGTCCAGTAGGCTGTGCAGGTCGTGTTCGCGCCCATCTCTGTCCCATAGGTAATGTTCAATTCGTCTTGAATGCCTCTTATCGCTTCGGCAAGTTTCTGTACGGTTCCGCGGAGGGTACTTTGAATCCGCACCTGCACATTGTTTGCGACCGGACTGCCCAAAGATGTGACGAACGTATAAGTCACAGTAGTAAGGACTACGTTGTTGCCATTTACAATGTTTGTAAATGTGATGGACGCTCTTCGGCTTGCCATATCCGGCGCGGTGGCAGTTTCTATCGGATGCCAATGGTTAAGCAGAATCCCAGTCCGAGTGGACAGCACATTACCTGTATCAACGACCAGATCATGCGTAGTATTTAACAGATCATAGTTATTATTTAACAGATTGTAGGTGAGCGTTAGTAGACTATATACATCATTAATATCGAGTGCGGCCAAAGCTGACAGTACCTGATTCAGCCACTCCTGTGCAGGAGGCTCCGGCGGCGTGACAATACCATCAGCAAGAGCCTCCTCGACGATGGTAAATATCCGAACGCTTTTTCCGACCACATCACCATAAGTAACCCTTATTTCTAATCGCCCCACGACTGCGTTTTCAGTATCTGTTGCGCTTGGCGACCATGTCAGGACTCCGTCGCTGTAGTTCGTTACCACCGGATAGGCAATCCCGTCGGGTCTTTTGTATATTGCAGACAATGAGGCACTCGGGTATATATCTTCCAATAGACTAGACACATCAAACTCGAGGTTCCGGAAATTGTGTTCACCACGCCGCCCGATGAAGACTGTTGCTGCTTTCGTTAAGTCAATCATGATTTTCCCTCCATTGAAGTTGGTCCATTACTATCTCGTTCATGTAACTGCTTAAGTACATCCTTAAGCTTTTCGGGAATAGGC